CTAATCCAGCTACTATTTCTGCTGGTGCCCATACATTTGTAAGTGCAACATCAAATGCTGTTCGTGCTGGTGGACAATATACACACACTTTTGTTGGTATTGGTACAGATGCTGTTGTGAGCACTGCATCTACATCTGTTCAACATATTGGTTTTGCAACTGTTATTACTGGCACCGGACATATTTCCACTAGTATTACAATCACTAATCCTGGATATAATCTTAATGTTGGTGTTAATACAATGGTAATTATTCCTCAAATTATATTTGATGACCCTCAACCATATGCAAACATGCCGTTGATATTCTCTGAAGAAAACGCATTAGTTGGTTTTGGTACACATGCAAGAGTTAATATACAAGTTGGTAATGGATCTAGTGTGATTGCATATGAATTTACAAATAATGGATATGCATATGGAAATGGTGATATTTTAACTGTACAAACTGGTGGTTTAACTGGCATTCCAACATCATCAAACTTCAGAGAATTCCAGATTACTGTCGATCAAACTTTTGATGATGTTTTCAATGGATGGAATCTTGGTGAACTTGAAATCTTGGATAATATTGATAGTTATATTGATGGTAGGAGAAAATTATTCCCACTCTTTAGAAATGGAGATAGACTTTCTATTATTGCCGCTAAAGGTTCAAAAATTGATCCTAATCAATTGTTGCTTGTGTTCTTAAATAATATTCTTCAGGTTCCTGGAGAATCATATTTCTTCTTTGGAGGTAATAGAATTAGATTCCTGGAGGCACCTAGAGTTGGTGATTTCTTAAGGATTGTTTTCTATAAAGGTAATGGCGAAAGTGATGTTATTAAAACAGATGTAGTGCAGACTGTGAAGGAAGGAGACACTCTTGAGATTTATTCGCAGGATCCGATTCTTAATGAAAATAAGAGAAATGTTGTGGATATTGTTTCAACGGATACAGTAGAAACTCTTCCTTATTTTGGTCCTGGAAATACCAGGGATGTTGAATTAACTAGACCAGTTGCTTGGTGTCGGCAAACTAAGGATAAAATTCTTAATGGTCTACCAGTTTCTAAGGCAAGAAGATTTTATGAACCAACAATTTTACCCAATGCATATCTGATTAAACCAGTTGGTGTTGGAGATACAGTTTTTAGTGTTAATACTACTAGACCTCTGTTCAACCAATTTAATGAGTTTGATACTATTCAAGGCAAACTTGCACAGAATAAAATAAAAATTCATCCACCAAGTGAAATATCTCCAGCTTTTGCTACTGCAACTGTTTCTATTGCGGGAACTATATCCGCAATAACATTATCAGATGGGGGACATGGTTACTTGACGACTCCTACTGTAAGCATTGCAAGTACAAATGGCGTAGGGATTGGAACAAGTGGAACAGCAACAGCAACTGCTACACTTACAAACGGAGTTGTTACTGGAGTAACAATAACTAATGGGGGTATTGGTTATACAACAGTACCTAGTGTTCTTATTTCTCCTCCACAAGCAAGTGCTCGCGAAGAATGCGATGTTTATTTCCCTGATGGATATAGGGGAGATTCTGGAACTATTGTTGGGTTTGCAACAACGTCAATTAGTGGACAAACTTTTGCGTTGTTTGATTTCTTTATTCCAGAACAGGATCAAGTTTTCAATGACGCTACATACGTCGGGGCTGCTATAACTACTTCGAGTATTGAACAAGGTGACGCATTTACCATATATAACTCTAATGTTGGAATAGCAGTTACCTCTATTACAAGTTATGATGGTTCTGGTCAAGTTCTTGGTATAAGTACTTCATACATTGATGGAGTTTATGAAGTAGCAGAAGTTATCAAACAACCCAGGGTTGTAGGTGGAATTGCAACTGCGACAGCAAGAGTCCGTGCAAGAGTTGACAATCCTCCCGTAGGATTTGACTTTAATTCAAATTGGGATGGAACTACAGGAATGACAACATCAAACTATCAAGGTTCTTATAGTTGGGGTAGAATAGTAGTTAAGAATAGATCAATTTCGATTGGTCATACTGCGTATAATTCTCAAGGAATAAGTGGTATTACTACATCTACTATTATAACAAGAAATAGACCTCTCGCATTTGTAAGATATGATGAAACTCTGTAACTAAATAAAGAAAAAACTGTGGCAAAATGTCTGCAATAATTACAGATCAAATTAGAATTTTAAATGCAAAAAATTTTCGGAATGGTATAGTAAACACTTCTAATGCTTACTATACTTTTGTTGGATTGACTAATGCTTCTGATTTTAATACAAAATGGGAAGAAGCACCACCATCTCCCAGAGATAATTTTAATCAGGAAAATGATTATTGGGATACCATGATTGCTATGAAGAGAATTACCTCTTCAGATATTATGCATGTTGTACCCAAAAGAACCTGGGCTTCCGGTTCAAAGTATGATATGTATCGCCACGATTATAGTGTCGATAATCTTGCTGCAGTTTCAAGTTCAACAAATCTTTATTCGTCATTTTTCTATGTGATGAATAAAGATTTTAGAGTTTATATTTGCCTTCAGAATGGAACAAGTCCAGATAATCCTACAGGGAAACCTTCATTAGATGAACCGACATTTACTGATTTGGAACCAAGAGTTGCTGGTTCAAGTGGAGATGGATATATTTGGAAATATTTGTATACCTTGAGTCCTTCAGATATTATCAAATTTGATTCCACTGAGTTTTTACCCGTTCCAAATGATTGGGAGACCTCTTCGGATAATGCTCTTGTTAGAGATAATGCTGTAAATGGTTCTATTAAAATCATAACTGTAACCAATAAAGGTTTAAATGTAGGTGCGGCAAATTTACAATACAGAAATGTTCCTATTAGAGGAGATGGTTCCGGTGCAGAATGCACTATTACTATTGATGAAAATTCTCAAGTTCTTTCTGTAGAGGTATCAAATCAAGGTTCTGGTTATACATATGGAACAATTGATTTAGTTGCTGGTTCTGTACCTACTGGAACAATTAGGCCAACATTCGATGTTATCATTTCACCACAAGGTGGGCATGGAAAAAATATATACAGAGAATTGGGTGCATCTAATCTTTTACTTTATGCGAGAATTGAGAACGACATACAAAATCCAGATTTTATTACTGGCAATAAAATTGCAAGAGTTGGTATTGTAGAGAATCCAACTGAGTATAATTCTAACACAATTCTTGATAAACCAAAAGCAAGTGCAGTGGGAGCACTAAAACTTGTCGGAACCGGGTACAGTACAGCAGAATTTGCTGTTAACTCATTTGTTTCTCAAACTATTGCAACAGGAACAACAGCATTTGGTAGAATTATTAATTATGACCAAACAACAGGAGTTTTAAAGTTCTGGCAGGACAGGTATCTTGTTGGTTTTAATACTTCAGATGGTTCTGCCAATATAACTCCAAGATATAGTTATGATTTGACAGAATTTACAAGTGCGCCGGACACTGGTGGTTCACTTACAATTG